ATGGCAAAGCGTGGAACGAACCTGCTGGACGATATCCAGTTGCGCCGGTGGATCGCCGCCGGCGAGCGCGTCGCGCGCAGCGATGGCGACGGCCTGACGTTCACCCTTTCGGCGGCCGGCACGGCTACCTGGGTGCTGCGGTATCGCCTTGGCGGCCCGCAGAAAGAGGTGACCATCGGGAACTACCCGGACGTCACGCTGGCCGAGGCCAGAAGGACCGCCAGGAAGCTGCGCGCCGCGATCGACCGCGGCGATGATCCAGCTGTAGAGAAGCGCCAGGAAAAGGCCCGCGTCACCAAGATCGCCACGGTGCGGCAACTGGTCGAGGACTTCAAGGGCAAGAAGCTGGGCGGCCTGGCAGTCGATACGGTGCGCTACCGCATCTGGGACCTGGACAAGATAATTCTGCCCAAGCTGGGATCGTTGCCCGTCGACCAGGTGCAGCCGGCCGACGTCGTGCATATGCTCGAGACGGCAAACCGCACCTGGACGATATCCAAACGCATCCTGACCAGCGCCAAGATGCTGTTCGCCCACGCCTGCGGCCTGCGGCTGATCAACGTCAACCCCGTGGTCGGCATTGATCTGGTCGCGCTGCGCGGTCCCCGGCCGCCAGTCCGCCGGCGGGTCATGCTGACCGAGCTGGAGCTGCGCACGCTGCTGGCCGGCATCGAGGATATCGGCACCGAGAACGCGCTGGCCCTGCGTATTCTCCTGGCCACGTGCGTGCGATCGACCGAATTGGCCACGGCGCGGTGGGAGTATGTCGACCTCGAGGCTGGCCGCTGGATCGTGCCAGAGGAAAACGTCAAGGTCCGCCGCGCCTTCATGGTGCCCCTCACCCCTACCGTGGTGGGCTGGTTCCGGCAGCTACAGGAGCTGGCCGGAACGTCCGAATGGGTGCTGCCTGCACGCCAGGAACGGCGCCGGCGCAACCAGGGCGGCGATACCCACGTCGGCAAGACCACCCTGTGGGCCGCCATCAAGCGCGCGTTCGAGCGCGGCGACATCGACATCCGGCGGTTCACCCCGCACGACACCCGCAGCACGGCCAAAGGACACATGCGAAACCTGGGCGTTAGCAACGAGGTGTCCGAACTGGCGCTGAACCACAAGCTCAAGGGGATGGAGGGGATCTACGATGTCCGGGAAGACATCCCCGAGCGCCGAGTAGCGCTGGAACTGTGGGCTGCATTCCTGGACAGCTGCGCCAGCGGCAACTCCTGGAACGTGACGCCGCTGCGCGCCGCGTCCTGATAGGAGACGACCATGGACGACAATGGGATCTTGGAGCAGGTGCCCGGCCAGTACGTGGCCCAGGCCCAGCAAAATCCGCCGCCGGCGGCCACCGCCGAGGACCGCGACTACCCTGTCGAGATCGATGCAGGCCATGCCGGCTTGGTGCGCGTCACCTTCCGGCGCCAGAAGGCCCGGCGCGCCAAGACGACGCATTGGTTCTGGGACAGCTGCGCCAGCGGCAACTCCTGGAACGTGACGCCGCTGCGCGCCGCGTCCTGATAGGAGACGACCATGGACGACAATGGGATCTTGGAGCAGGTGCCCGGCCAGTACGTGGCCCAGGCCCAGCCAAATCTGCCGCCGGCGGCCACCGCCGAGGACCGCGACTACCCTGTCGAGATCGATGCAGGCCATGCCGGCTTGGTGCGCGTCACCTTCCGGCGCCAGAAGGCCCGGCGCGCCAAGACGACGCATTGGTTCTGGTCGGCGCGGCGCGCGGATCAGGTCTAGGGCTTGTTGACCTGGTCGCCAGGCACCTTTTCCTACGCCGCCAACGCCCAAACCAGCCCGCCAAGGGCTATCGGTGCTATAAAGTGCTCCGTTACTCAACCCAGACCTAAAAGCGATGCTTTTCTTCGAGCCTCGGTTTCTATTGTTTTTTGCAGTGTTCTTCGTGCTTTACACGTCGTTCAACCTGCGAATGAAGCACTGGCTGATTCTTATCGCCAGCTATTACTTCTATGCATCGTGGGACTGGAGATTTCTGTCCCTGATCATGATATCCACGGCGACGGATTTCTTTGCAGCTCAGCTCTGCGCATCCGATCGATACCCCGATGCCACGCGGAAGCGGTTTCTCTACGTCAGCATGGTGATGAACCTGGGGTTCCTCGGGTTCTTCAAGTACTTCAACTTCTTCACCGACTCTGCTGTGGCGCTGCTGAATACGATGGGCTTCCAGGGCACGCCGCCACTGCTGAATGTGATCCTGCCTGCTGGGATCTCGTTCTATACTTTTCAAACGATGTCGTATGTGATTGACTGCTATCGACGCGAAATCAAGCCAGAGAAGGACTTCGTGGTGTTCGCTGCGTTTGTGGCCTACTTCCCGCAGCTGGTAGCAGGGCCTATTGAGCGCGCCTCAGACCTCCTACCCCGAATCAAGAATCCCGAGCCAATCACTGTAGAACGAATCATGGTAGGCCTTCGCCTGTTCGGCTGGGGCATGTTCAAGAAGGTCTTTATTGCGGACAACGTAGCTCCAATCGTCGACAGCGTATTCGCCAACCCTGGAAATCAGACCTCCCTCTCCCTCGTGGTCGGTGCCTGGGCTTTCGCATTCCAAATCTACTGTGACTTCTCGGCCTACTCCGATATGGCGCGAGGCCTCGGGAAGATGCTCGGCATCGACCTGAGCCGAAATTTCCACATGCCCTATTTCGCGGGAAGCATTCGCGAATTTTGGAAGCGCTGGCACATTACCCTCTCCACCTGGTTCCGGGACTACGTCTACATCCCGCTCGGGGGGAATCGCGATGGGAAAACCCGGACGGTGCGCAACCTGGTGTTCACCATGGGGCTCTCTGGGCTCTGGCATGGCGCTGGATGGCCCTTCATCATCTGGGGCTTGGGTCATGGCACGATCGCCGCCGCAGAGCACACGACAGCAAAATGGCGCATCACACACTACTGGCAGCGCACGCCCCGGCTGTTCCGCGCCTTCATCACCTTCAATATTGTCTGTGCTCTGTGGATCTTGTTCCGCGCGCCGACAATGGAAATTGTGGGCCAGTATTTCGGCTCCTTCGGGAAATTCCCGGTTTTCGATTTCTCTCAATTGCGCGCAGCGACCGATGTGCAGTCTTGGGTGCTTGGCCTTTACAACGCCATCAGCATGACGGATCGGCAAAATCTGTTGCACTTCGCGTTCTTCGTCTCGCCCCTGGTATTCATCGAATATTTCAAGTGGAAGGCGAACGATGAATTGATCGACATGCATTGGCCCCTGCCAGCGAAGGCCGTCTTCTACGCCACCCTAATATCTCTCGCCCTGCTCTTTGGTGCCACGGATGGAAAGCAGTTCATATACTTTCAGTTTTAAGCGGATAGCCATCGGCGCGGCGCTCGTCCTGGTGCTGCTTGTGGTCGCTTCGTTCATCGTTGACCGCCTAATAAGCGCTGTCGACTCAAACGACTTCATCGGTAGGTCCATCAGCGACGTGCCCGAGGCCTGGCGACCGCACGACGTGATATTTATCGGGGACAGCCGGACAAACCAGGGCATGAGCCCCGACGTATTCAATGCCCAGTTGAAAGCGGAAGGGCATTCAGAAACGGTGGCCTACAACATGGGCCGGCCTGGCATGCAGGCCCCGTTCTTCAACCTCGTTCTGCGGAAGTACATGCGCGAGACGGAACACGCGCCCAAAGCGGTTTTCATGAACGCCAGCTTCTATCTGATGTACGGCGACAACTGGTTGCGCGATGTCTACCTCAACTACTACACGCCCGACTTGCGGACAACCTGGGACGCGTACGAAACTGGCGCCCTTGACGCTGCCGATGCATTCAAATGGTATGTGCGCACACACGTTCCTCTGATGCGATATAGGAAACGCGCGCTCGGCTTGCTTGACAGCGCAACGACCGACGTTGTGAAGCTTGCCAACGAATTGGAGGTTATCCGAGCGAACTACTCCCGCGGGTACCGCACGCTATCCGATGACCCCAAGAAGCCCGGCTTCTACCATAACAATGGCTTTGGGTCGCGCGGCTTCTCGCACATCCAGGCATCGGACGTCAGCGCAGAAGGATACGCTGCGCGCAAGGAAGAAGCACCCATCCTTGACCAGTTCCGCCAGGTCTTCGAGCATGCTCGGGCGCACGGCTACACCATCTATATCTACGAATTTCCATGGCCCGAACCGATCTGCTCGCCCCAGTTTCAAGAGATCGTGTCGTATTACCAAGGGGTGCTTAAAAAAATCGCGGCCGGAAATGCGAATGTGAAATTCATCGACCACGAATATTGCTGGCCGATCGAACTGTTCGTAGATCCCCTGCACCTCAACCAAACCGGAGCCGAAAAGCTATCAAAGCGCGCTGCCGGCTGGTTCAACCGAGAGCAGCAGCGCGTCACTGCTTCGACCGAATCGCGTTGATACCGCCATCCAGGTGGCTCACTGGCTCAGCCCATCGTAGGCGAGCTCACAGGTCAATCCGGCGATGCGGGAGCGGTCCGCAATTGCCGCAAGCGCTTCAGCTCGATCGATAGCGCGGCCGAGCATGTAGGCGAGCAGATCGACGGCAACGGCTCCTGCCGGGCTTCCGGCGGCAAGCGCGGGATCTCTGCCGGCTGCGGCGCGAGCCAGCGTGTTTGCATGGGCGCGCATGCGGTCACGCTCAGCACGAGCGCCAGCAGCATCAGCAGCCGCGACATCGGCCTGTTTCTGGGCATCATCACGGGCATCCTCCAATGCGGCGATACGGCGCCGTCCTTCTTTTCGAGCCGCCTCGACAGCGGTAATGATGGCCTGGGCCTGGGAGTCACGTTCCAGGGCTCGATCGGCCACTTCTGCAGCAAGCTCAGCATCTCCCCGCCAGCCCTGGATAACCCAGGCCGATCCGCCGGCTATCACCGCCCCGGCCAGTGCGGCGGCGGCGTAGCCGCGCCAGCCGATCAGCGCAGACCCGAGAGACATAGCCGTTCCTCATCCAGGCGCCGGTTGTAAAGGCCCGGCACAAAGACCTTGGCGCCCTTGGCGTCCGTGACATACGACCAGGCCGGGGAACCATTCGGCGCGTGAGCCAGAGCGTTGCAGCCGTCGCGCAGCCGCCCCGCGTTGATCAGGCCGATTGCGCGGCTCGCGCAGGTGCTGGGCGTGCCGAAGTTGTGGGCGTGACTGCTCAAGGCATCAAAGATCGGCTGGCTGACCACCACGTCGATGCAGTCCGCCAGTTTAAGCTGCCCCTTGCTGACCACCAGGCGCTCGATCTGCTCGCAGCGCTCAGGCGACCAGTAATCGCCCACCACCAGCGGCTCCGGACTGGTGTGCTTGGTGATGCCCTTGCACACCGTGGGAAGGCCGCCGGCCAGCTTATCCGCATAGACGACGTTCTGGCTCCCCCCTTCCCACTCGCCGAGGAAGGATTGCAGCGTCGGCGAGAACAGCGCCAGGGCGCCAGAAGCAACAAGGGCGGCAGCGCCGCCCGTGATCTTCGTTCCGAGTTTCATCATGCCCCCTTCCCGAGCCACCAATCGCGCAGCAAGCGCCAGTACTTCGGCATCAACAGGCCGATCTGCATGGCGAGATACACCAAGGTGGCCACGGCCACCAGCTCGTTGAGTGTCAGCCCATAAAAAACCGCACCTCCCGCACCTATTCCCATCTTGACCATAGCCGCCTGGTCTTCATGCATATCTTGGCTCCTAGTTCCGGGTTGCATAGATGCCGCCGGGTTTGTGTAAAAAAACCCCGCTCTGAGGCGGGGTCTATTTCTCATGCTGTGCTTTTAGTCGAGCAGAACCGCATTGACAGGGTTGTTGAACCCCGTTATCAGGATCTTGATTTCACCGCCGCATACGATAATCACCCGGTTGTTATCGGTGTCAGAAATGATCATCTCGTCTTCAGATCGGCCGTATCGGGCGGAATTCGGACTGTACAGCGTCCATTCTCCCGCATGCTCCTCCGCACAAACCGACTTCGGCGGCGTCGGCGGCGTTGGCCCGGCCGTGCTGGTCTGTCCTGCCTCAATCATCGTCGCGGTGTTCGACAGGGTGGCAAACAGTGGGTGCGGTGCGCTCATGCGCATGATGCGGGCGCCTGTGGCCGGGTCCCATTCGAAGACACGATTCTCATGCTCTGCACAAATCAAGACGCGGCCGCCGCTGGCCGGCTCGACTGTGTTCGGATAATACACATTGGTCCATGTGATCCTGGTGCCCGTGGCAGGGTTGACCAGATAGACCGAGCCGAGACCATCCCCGCCGGCGCCGAAGGTGTCAGCCACCACCAGCCGCCCGTCGAAATATGCGCCACGTGGCGCGCTCGCGAACAGGGGGTTCTCGTAGTGAGGGAGCAGCCGGCCGCCCGAGTATCGGTAAACGACAACAGATCCGATGCCAGAAAAGTCATAGCACACCGTCAGATATACGTTGCCCCCCACCTCCGAAAATCGAATTGAATTGATCGCCTTTCGTTGGCCTCCCACGATCTTCGACAGCTGAAACTGAGCGATCGAGAAGCCGGTGAGCGGGTCACGTATCAGGATATAGTCCTCGATACAGTAGTAGATGAGGCCTTTGAAGAACGCGAGGCCGCGCAACCAGGTATCCGTGTGAGACCTGGACCAGGCGAAGCATCCGTGCAAGAAGACATCCAGGCGCTGCCCCCAATCTGAAACTACCGCGATGCAGCGAGGGGCACCCCGATAATCGGGGTCTCCGGTCACCCCGATGGATGTGTTGACGGTCTGCCCCACAGATGGTGCAAAGTAGCCGGTCATTTTTTCAACCATCCGGGCGGGTCGGGGAGCTGGCAGAACGGGAATCCGGTTATGCTCGTCAGATCTCGCAGCTCCTGCCGATATCCGAGAATCTCGACTCGCTGCCCTTCACTGAGCCGCGCATGCACGCTCGGAAGTTCCAGATAGTCGGTTCGCTGTAGCTGGAGATTGCGCGCCGCCCGCATTTCTTGGGCGGCTATCTCCTCCATGGAGGGCGCTTGGACCTTGATTGGAACCGGGAGGCCGTCACCTCCCAGTTCCCATTGATAGGTTTGGCAGTCCCGCCAGAGATCTTCGCTGATCTCGACCGCATCGGCGGGAAGTTGATCGCCGACGATTGCGTCGACATAGAGGTCTGGATTTTTGAAGAAATATCGCATATCACCACCCCAATGCGAGCCACTGCACACCACGAGAGCCCAGATTGCCGTCTGCCTGTATGAGCTTCACCCAAATCTGCCCTGCACTTCGGATTGCCATCTCAACGAAGCACGACGATGTCGTAGTGCTATCGACTGCGGACATTGCGTTTGCCTTCACGTTCAGAACTGCATTGGGGAACGCCGTGGGAAAGTTGATGTTTCCCGTATTGGTGATATTGGTCTCGCCCCACTGCAAGATGAGGCCGCCAGGGAATCTCTGAATACCCTGATTGGTGAGCGTTTGATTCGCACCTTTGAATGCCTGAGATAGCTTTAGTGGCGTTATTGCTCCCGCATCACTGCCCCATCCCTGCGCTTCGGCATTTGTCGCCAGTCGGACCACGCCCCGCAAAGTTTCAGTGGCAGCGTTGGCGCGCATATATGCCAACAAAGCATCTTGGAAATTGGCAAGAAACGTTGCTCCATCCCCATTGTCTAGAACATCTTTGCCAGAGTTGTTTGAAGTGAACGCACCAACCATAGATGCGACGAATGCGGCCTGCCGGGCCGCCTTGTTAACTAGGGCAGACCTGGCTACCCCTGGAACGTTACCGCTTGTGCGCTGGGAGTCAGCGACATACTGCGCTTGAGTAAGTACATTTGCCCCCGCACCGCTGGCAAACGGGAGAAGTTCGTTAGTCGCCATCTTCAAGTTCCTGGTGTAATTTCAATGCCCCAATTTCCAACCTCCCAACCCGCAAGGGCTTCGCTTACTGCGTCCCATGCGAATAGGGTGCCTTCAATAGGAGTGATGCTATAGACGTTGATTCGGACACCTTCCGGCTTAAGTGGAAGGTATCCATTGGTCAGTAGCGCCCGGGTTACGATATCCAATGGTTGGCCGGCGATACCGACCGTCATGGACATATCTTGGTTGTCCTGAATGATGATGTAGGACTGCCCGCTGAACGCCGCGTTCCAGATGTCATACGCTCCTGGAATGCTCCCATCCCAAGAGTTCGCCGCAACCTTCGCTCTCAGCAGTGTGCGGTAGGAGTCGTCAGGCAACGCAATCAGCCCAGAATCCGGATCAAACTGTCCTTTCCAGACCCCAGAGTCCCAGCCGACATCAACCGTGTCATCCCATGTGAAATAGACACCCGTGAGCGGGATGTCCACATAGCGAGATCGGCCGATCCATTCGCCGACCTGATCCAGTTGCACACCCACCGCCTCATCCAGATCGAACACCCCGATATAGGTGTTCAGGAAATCCTGCAACGATGCGAAAGGCTCGGTGTTGTTGAGCACGACGCCCATGTAATTGGGCTTCTGATTATGCTCACTGGTGATCTTGGCCGTGTATTTGTTGTCAGCCATGATCGCCTCACGGAGTAACGTTGACGGTGATATTGCTCGGTTGGCAGTCCGCCACCTCAGAAATTGTGATGGCCACGTTGGCCGCAGCAGGCGTACCGGCATCGCGAGCCACAAGAACCGAAACAATATCGAAGGTATCGCCAGCAGCGGCACCAGGCAGGTTTGCCGGGGTATAGAGCTTCGTGTACAGCACGTCCGTACCAATCCCCAACGCATTGATATATGCCGCCACTGCGGCCTTGAGCTGGTCTGCGTAGGGCGTCGAATACCCCTGCAATGCCTGGATGTTAACGACCACCTTGATCGGAACCACCGTAGGTCGGAAGAACCTGATCGTGTTCGGAACGCCGTACTGGTCGTAGACAGTGACAGGGGTAGTCCCATAGGTATACGTACCGGGCGTCTTGTGAACTGCGATAGCCTGCGCGATATCGGCGCTGTTACCTCCCTCAGCCACGATTGCAATAGAGTGCGCCGGCAGTCCGTCAGCCGAGGTCGAATTCGTATCGTTCTCGTAGCCCTTGAAGCGCGTAACGCCACTGACATTTCCAACCGCGCCGATGGTGCCATCCAGCACCGACTTAGACGGCAACGCAGTGGAAACAGTTTGACGGGCGCGAAGCTCGGCATCGGATTCCACGGCTACCCCTGGCGTTGAGGCAAGCGGGTTGGTAACCGACTGCCATCCCATCGTAGGTGTGCCGATGCGCGTAACCGTGTTTGGCGCGGCGCTGATGGCTCCTACGTTCTGTGCAGTAGCTGTCACGGTTACAGAACCCGAGAGGGGGATGGTGACCGACGCAGGCAGCAGCCAACGGTTGTCGAACGAATCGATCGCCTGACCGTTGCTGATCACCGTTCCAGCCTGCCCGACGATGGTAAGGTCTACCGTCGAATTGGTTGCGGTGCGCCGGCGGATTCCGTTGATCTTGACATTGGTAGACAGCCCCACACCCTGGGAGGTTGAGGGCGAGAAAGAGTTGTAAACCGCCGACGACAGCGAAACACAGTCGTAGAACGCCAATGCGAAGACGCCGATAAGCTGGCCGTCTTGCGAATCCGCCTCCAGGTAGATGTCGTTGCCATAGATCTCGCGGTACTTCCCTTTGAAGTAGTCCACGACATCCTGATAGCTCGGTGCGTGAAATCCCGTGGCGTCAATGTACGGAGTGATCGGGGTGCTCATATCGTCTGTTCAACCTGTGTTTGTCCGTACTGCGTCGTGATCGTGGCAGACACTGATAGCTTGCGCGCATCCCGGTCCAAAATGCTGTTGTATTCATCGATCCGGACCACGCCAGTGGTATCAAGGATGCGAGCCATCAGCACCGCGTCGTAGCTGTTCTCGGTATTACGCCCTAGCACGAAGGGGAGATACGGCGTACCTTCTGCCATGTTGGCGAACCATTCATTGGTCCAAAGCTTTAGCCGCGTGGCTATGGCTTGTGCTGGCGCATCCGGCACGTCTCGGTAGAAATCTGCCTGCCCATTCCCGAAGACATAATCCCCGTTCTCGTCAAGCTTTCGATATCGCATATCAACCTCACGCAACAGGGCCGGAATTGCTGGAGCCAGTCTGGACGCCAGAATGGCGGTGGGTATCGTCCACCCGCTTGCCATTGGCTATGATCTGGCCGACGACACGCAGAACGCCCGTAATCGCAGCGGCATCCCCGCCGGCGTCGGTGCTTCCGTTCAGCCCAGCTAGGAACGTCAGAAGCCCATGGATAATGACCTGATTGGAGAAATCTGAAGTCGGCGCTATCACTTCAAACCCACCAGGAGCAACGATCTTTACCTTCTGTGTTGACGGGTTCAATTCAATGTACGTGGACCCGTCGTTGCTTCGAAGCTGGGTTGCCGACGTGCTGATACCACCGATCTTGGTTGCTTGAGAGAAGGGGCCAGGGATCGCCACCGCATCGCTCAGGCTATGCATGCGCGAGTCGATAGCAGGTCCAACTTGCCCAGTCTGCCACCAGCCATCAATACAGCGGCTGGAGAAAACCAGCATCACCTCGTCGCCAGCAGAGATCGGGAACGTCAGCGTGCAGTCCCCGCCGCGAGGGAATACCACCGGCACATCCTGCAAAACCGGCAGGTTGACAGTCGAATACGCACCGCTCGAAGCCTGAACCGTTCCCTGCACAACCGGCTGGACGGCGACAGTCACAGCCTCGGGATCAAACGAAATCACGATCCCGGGCATGGCCGTATGAGTTGAAGATTGCCGCGCATCCATCGCCGCGCGCATCGCCTCCTCAGGATCGTTCCAACGCTCGCGTCTATCCATTGTTCGGCACCACCGTAAGAATTGATCGGCTGATCGGCGCCGTACCATCAATCGCCTGGCAGATTGAATCCGTGTACCAGGCCTGACCTCTCGTGTCGCCAATGTGAGTCACGGCGAGGGCCTTGTATTTCCCATCGTTAGCCACGCTGGGGAAGTAGTTGATTGCCGTGTAGGCAACGTTGATCGGCGCTTCCAGAATGCTCTCATTGTCGATCTCCAAGGCGCGGCCAATGAAGATGTTCGGATTCAGCAGGCATCGAACGTGGATTCCGTTGATGGTCTGCTCAGGAAATCCGATCATGCCCGTCTTGGCCGTCAGGACCACCGACTGACCCTCGACATATCCCGAAATCGGGATCAGGTACAGACGGTTGTCATGGATCGACCAGGAACAGCCAACCATGGCAGCCAATTCCCTCAGACGGTCTCGAACCATTCCATAGAACGAAGTGGCCCTTGGATATACGGTGGCGGGCAGCGGCGGCGCATAGCCTGCCGTGATGCCATACAGAGAAAGCTCTTGCAGCAGTGCGTTGTAAAGCTCTGTGGCCGTCCAGCCGGCCGCGAGGGTGAAGTTTGCAACGGCGAAGTTGTAGGCCATGTCCCCGTTGGCGGCGGTGATATCCAGGTACTTGTCGATCGAAGTCTCTTTGCCACGGCGGATTTGCTTCACATCTCCAACAAAGATCGTCCCAAAGTTTCCCTCATAGCCGGCCCTAAGCGTCACCTTGGCAAACTCCTTCTGAATCTGCTGGGCAGTGTTGTCACTCAGGTTGTAAACCCGGATCTGTGCTGCGGCCGGGGTTTGCACATCTGCCGCAGAGATCGAGAACTTGAAATGCAGTTGGGAAATATCCAACTGATCCCCGGCTGCGTTCTCCAGAACCAGAGACGCCTTGCGTAGCCACTGATCCGCCATCGCTTACTCCGTCACGTAATACATCAACGACTCTTGCCCAAGGCCCGCGTAGGTCGGGTAGATCAAAGCTGCGCCGTCCGTCAAGACAACCAGGGCTACCCCGATCCCCAGATAGTCAAACTGCCGCAGCAGATTCACGCCAGGAATAAGCGGCATGCCGCACAGGATTGGGTTGCTAAGACTATCCAGGATATCCAGCACCCAGCCCTGCGGATCACGCCACACGATACGGAACCGGTATTCCACGTTCGATAGCACGATCGGGAACGTCTGCGCACGGTTGGCCAATGGAATTTTGAAGACGTTCATAGCGCACTCCCTGGCAGCCCCTCAACAGTGTTAATGCCATCAGGGATCGTTTCCAGCGGCTGCGGCTGCTCCACGGGAAAAACCTCGACCGGACCTGTCACTTCCGGACTAGCCTGGTCTTCAGTCGGTGCTGCTGTCGTCAGGAACGTCGGAACAATGATGACCTGACGGCAGATCGCCGAGACATACAACACATCATTGGTCATGATGTTTGTCTCAACCTTCAAGCTGACGATCAACATGTTGTTGTAGGCCCGCTTACCTGTGATCAGGTCGAACGGCTCCCGAGACTCCTGCAACGTCAGCAACTTCTGGTAGACCTCCTGTACAGAGATCGTGCGGCCACCAAACAGCGTATTTATGATGGCCGAACTATCAGACCAGCCATACCGCAACGACACTTCCGCCGGCTTCTTGAATGCGTGATCAGAGATAGCCGCCCCTTGCTCTACAGGGTGGTCAGTGATGATCAAGTCATCACTGTGGATCTCTTCGACCGCCACATCCGGGATCACGTCCGCAATCGAGCGACGGCGACGGATGAAAATTGAGCTGAGAACGTCACCAATGATCATCGCGTCGCGCCTCTCAAGTTGCGGATTGCGTCAGACCCGATGGCCCGCTGCTGCCTTGCCACCTCGTTAGCCGCGGCGTAGGGGTCTTCCGTACCGGTCACGTTGATACTCACGTTCTGCGTGAGTTGAACCGGTGCCATCCCTGCTGCTTGGTTGATCATGTCGTTGCTGTACGGGTTGCGTCCGTTCTCGTACTCCACAATCCCACGAATCAACGCAGCCAAAGCCGCAGGATCGGAATTGACATCGAACTGTGTGTTCGTATCGATCCCCATCTTGTCCGCCAGATAGTTGGCATAGGCGCCCGTGTTGTTCTCGCTGGCCGGCGCGTATGTGTTGACGATAGACTGAATGCTGTTCAGACCACGCTGGCCATAGCGTCGCAATTGCGCAGCCAGAGCGTTCAATCCTTCTTGGGCGCTGGAGAAGGTAGCAAATCGACCGTTGGCCTCTTTGCTCGCCCCAGTCTGCCCAACGTAGACGAGGTTCCCGGGGTTGTTATTGCGGATGCCCCGGGGATCTCCTGAAGTGGGCGAGTATTCACCGCCTGCCGCTCTGGCCGCTTGACGCGCCTTGCGTTGATCAATGACAGCCTTTACTCCGGCAAGATCGCCTTTCAGCAGGGCCGCACCGATGCCAGCCAAGTCCCCGGCTTCTTCAACCGTCGACTGCAAGAACTTGTCTAGGTCCCCCATCCCCAATTTCTTGAAGATGGGTTCAATGACTCTCCAAACATCTTCGATCGCATCGCCGAGACGCTTGAATTGGGTGATTGCTTCCGAAAAGTCCAGGTGACCAAAAGCCTTGTCTACCTGCTCACCAAATTCCTTGATGTACTTGACAGCATCGCGGATATAAGGACCGAGTGCAGTCCCTATTCGGCCTAGCAGGTTCAAGAATCCACCTGCTGTATCCCCGAGAAGAACGATGATCTCGTTGATCTCTTGGAAGTTCTCGCGCACGAACCGCTGGAAACGCTGGACAATATCACCCAGGCCCTTGAGTAGGCTCGTACCAGCTTTCTTGGACAGGATGTCGAACGTCGCGCCCAGCAGGCGCAACTGGTTCATGAACTCCTTGCTGTCCTTTGTGGCCTCTTCAGTGTCAAGACCAGCCTCCTTGAGCATCGCCTGGTACTCGGCGCTGAACTCGCCAAGGCCCGGCTGCAAGGCCATCAGGGTATTCTCATCGATACCCAGAACGTCCGCGTAAGCCTTTGCCCGATAGTAGGGCATCGCCTTTAGGCGTTCCCCAAGATCGGTCAGGACCTCCCCGGTGTCCCTTAGCTGGCCATTCGCATCACGGGTCTGTACCCCGATGCTTTGAATCAAGTTCTCCGAACCAGGCGCGCTACGAATCAGGCGAGCCAGGTTTTCCAGAGACCCACGCAGGGCATTTGCCGAAGACCCGGCTTGGCCGGCAGCAAAACCCAATGCGAGGATGTTCTGGGAAGAGGTCTTCGTGCGCTGAGAGGCGTAGTAGATCTCCTCCAATCCCGCAGCCATCTTCGCGGTAGCAGCGACGACCGCAGCCGCCGCAGCGGTGGCCGCCGTACCCAAAGCGATGACGCGCTTGGTGGACTTCTCGACCGTTTCAACGAAACGACGTTCGCCCTTGTCGTCGATCTTCCAGCCCAGGCTGACCAGAAACTCACGGATGACGTTCTGATCAGCCATTGGCTCGCCTCGATATTTCCAGATTTGCCGCCTTCACATCGAGGGCGTCATTCATGAGTGATACGTCGGCAAGATCCAAGGTGCCATCTTTCAGGCTCTCGTACTTGCACATCCCTTCGAGAACCGGCCGGATAAGCCAATCCTCGCCACCCGGGAGCGTTTCGACGCGCACCCCCGAACCAGCACTTACTGGCCGGCGGTAAGGAGTGCGCCGAAAGTATTTCCCAGGTTGGCCTTGATGACCTCGGCCGTCAGGCGAAGCATGTCCATCATGTTCAAGTCATCGAACATGCAGTTTCCGCCTTTGAATACGGGAGCCATCGTCTTGTTGCCGGTCTTTCGTGACACCGCCTCAAGACAAGTACCGATGATCACCTCCGTGTCCTCGTCAGACAGCTTGGAGATCTCAAGAACCATGGGCTCCACGGCTCGCTTGAAGTCAAGATCCTTGCCCTCAGATGCCATAGCCATATCAGCCAGGCCCATCAGGATCGGCGCCATACGCCGGGCGACATGCAATTGCTTGAATGCGCTCAGCTTGCCGATGTGGTACTGATGGCCACCGTATTCAAAGTCACTCATTTAGAAAACCCCCTGCGTCTTGTCGATCTTCCCAGCGTCGAACGTCCATTCAACAATCTGGCCCTCCTTGGCGTACACCGCCTCCGGTTGCCGCTTAAACGCCACGCCACGGCACACCACCTGTTCACCAGTGCCGGTGATCGACACGGTGATGATGTTCTGTCCGTGCAGCAACGAGCTGGCCGTCTGCGCGTTGTAGGCAAGCTGCAACTTCGCATTAACCGGGCTGGTCTTTAGAACCCGCACAGTTACAGTGCCGGACTTGTCGGCATGCAGCGAATGCATGTACTCACCGTCCGCACCCACCGTCATGGTGTTTTTGTCGCCCACCGGCGTGATGGTGATGCCTTCTTCTGCCGTACCCGCGCCGTAGCCCAGGTCAAACACGCCAGTCGGGCCGGCCAAGGTGGCATTGACGTCAATGAAGCTATATGCCTGAGTCATCTGCTACCCCTTAGCGGTTGACGTTGATGATGATGTCTACGAAATGGACGGCGCCAGCCAGCTTGATCGCGCACTGGATGGTGGGCGATTTACGGGCTTCGCGATCCGCCTGGGATTGCAATGCAACAGGTGGGCAGTAGGTGTAATACCCCGCCGACAGGTAGTCTCCACGGTTCAGCGCGCCGAAGCCGTCAGCATTCCACTGGCCAGGAGCTACTAGGCCATTGGTAACCGCTTGATCCATCCGCGAGTTGATCGTGTTGACGATCTGGTTGTTGCCGCCGTCCGTCTGCGGAATCTTCGTCGTGCTGGTGTACAGCAGGTTGTAGACCGCCGTTTGCACGTCGTTTTGCAGCCAGTCCGTACCATGCACTTCATCGAAGAAGTACCCGTTGGTCATCACACCTTGTTGGATGATGGCCGTGTTGTTGTTGTAGTTGACGAAGACGTTGCAATTCTTCGCCGTCAGCGCCGCAGCCTGGGATGCGGTCAGGTTCTCGGCGGTCACAGTCGGCTCTTGCTTGAACTTGAGCGTGATGACCGTGTTGTTGCCCTGGAAGTTGACCGTAAACGCACGACCGTACAGCGAAGCCGACGCATAGGGCGAGCTGGACGAGTACTGAATGAACGTGCGCTTCAGGTTCGCCGCTTTGAGCTTGCTGGCGATATCCGTGGTCAGAGTGCCGTCCAGAATCGCAGTGCTTTGCGACGTGACGCCAAAGATCCGCGTCGGGCTTGCCGATTCGATATAGGCAGCAACTGCCAGATAGTCAGCATCGGTCACCGTGGCCGTGGTAGCGGTCATCGAGCCATACCAGGAGGTCGAGGCGTTGCCTAGAGCCTGGTAGGCCTCCAGCATCGTCTCAGCCGCAGCGCCAGGAACCGGCACGGCCGATTGCGCTTGCGTCAGACCCAGCAGAGCGGAAATATCGGTGCCGCTGGTATGAGCAGTGGCATAGCCCACCGTCGAGGTGGCGCCAGTGGTCGAGCTGGTCACCACGAAGCGCGAATTCACGCCATCCCAGGTAACCGTGCCGCCGGTCAGGCCCGCGTTCACCTGCGAAGCCACGCCGTTCAGGTTGGTCTGAGCCGAGAAGTCAATCGCGGTCAGAGTCTTGGTCACGCCGTCAATAGTAATCTTCATCGAGCCGTTGGTGATGCTCGTGAAGTTCGACATCGCCTGTTGGCCGCTGGTCAGGATCGCGCCACGCAGCAGGCCGGCAGTAGCCGTTTGCGCCCAGCGGCCGATGTACAGAATCGACGGTTGGGGAGATTGCGAGAAGAACAGGTTGGCGGCCAGATACTCAGGCGCGGTCGTGCCGAAGTCGTTGGCCACACCATCAATGCCGCTGTACTGGCGAATGCGCTCCTGAACGTCGATCACAGACGACGTACCGACGATCATCAAAGCGCCGAAATCCCGGGTAGCAGCAGCCAACGGGGACATGACGATCTGCACGTTTACCACGTCGCTGACGGGCAATCCTTGAGCCATGGAATACTCCAGAAAAGAAAAAGCCCGCTATGAGCGGGCCTCGGTTGTGTTTGTTTCGGGCTAAGGGACGTTGATAGGATTCGTCAACCCGTTGTCTGCTTCGATGCTTCCCTGGGCTTCCAGGATGTTCAGCACCGGATAGGTGCGAACGATCATGCGTCGGAACCTGAATGACAGATCCCACCGTCTGATCCACTGCTGGTTGTAGAAGTCGGCTGCCTGGCGCACGGGGCCAGATTCGATAAGCGTCAGCCCAGCAAGCTTTAGCGTCTCGTTGTTCTGCTGCACATAGGCGCCATCTCGCGCCAGATCTGCGTACTGCATGGAGTTCGGCCCGTAGAACGAGCAAAGAACCCGCAATTCCTGCTGCCGCTGGAGGGTGTCAGAACCATCCCCAGCGCCGTTATGCCGGATGGTGGGGAAGTCCTCAGACAGCGTTTCCATGATGCCGAACGCGACCCAATCCACGTTTGGCTCGGGCTGCTTCGGTACAGTAGGTTGCCACCTCGGGCGCACGTACTGCCCGTCGATTCCCGTCAGGCCCTTGAAATATGCCTGCAACAGCCGTTCAAGCTGCTGGTCCTGGGTTGGCGGCGTAGGCACCACAGGGGCAAGATAGCCCCCGGTTGCTGATGTATTGGCCATGCCTTACCCCTGCAACGGAATGAGGTCGCATAGCGCCTCTACGAAGCCAGGACCATAGGTTGTGTAGTCGTTGACGTTCGACACCGTGTATTGACGCCCCTGCCACGTCACAAGGTCAGCGTCCCGCCCGGCGGTCCCGGGAATGAGCGTGAACTTGGTACAGATCAGGATTGAACCCTTGATGCGGCTGCCTTCTGCGATCCGGTCGAGGATATCGCCCTGGTCGCTCGTAACCACACCAGAGAAGGGGATGACCTCAGAAGCGTTGACCGCTTCCCCGAACTGGTTGACGGTCTGCGTCTGCCGGGTGCAGATCAGCGTGGTATCCAGGAAATCGGGATCCAGCAGCACCTCTGTAACGTCGAGTAGCGCCATGGCTATTTGTCCTTTTTCCTGACCACGTAGGTCTGCGAGTTCCGGTACTGGCCGGTATCTAAGAGCGGTTTATCGCCCGTCCTACCGGCCTCCCTGCGCTTCTGGAGCGTATAGGGTGCCAGCGGCACAAAGTCGCCTTCCTGGATCGTCTTGCGCACGGAATTGACCGCCAGCAGCCCAGCGGCATGCAAGGACTGATCCACGGCCTGCGCATCACCAGCCAATGCACGCTGACCACCACGCTTGAGAATACCGGCGGCCTGTTCCTCGATCGCCTCTACGCCCGGAATCAGGTGAGGACGTGCCGGGATATTGTTCGGGGGTGAGCCGAACTCGTTGATATAGCCGATCTGAGCATTGGAATACTCTGCATCGTCATCACGTTCCGGCGCGCTATTGGGAACGCCTACAAGGACATCCTTCTGAGCGATAGAGTGCAGCGTCTTGATGATGTCCTGAAGACGATCAACCTTCATCTCAACGCCCATGGCTCACCTCATAGCTGCACACCACCAGCCCCGAACATGCGGATCAGGCGCCACAACTGCACGCCATAAGTGGTCAGGTTCCAAAAGCTGGCATCTGGATCAGTAACTGCTCCAGTGTCATAGCTCACGCTCACCTTATCCACCGATTTCGAGGTTTGCGGCCCGGTCACCTGGCCAGGGATTCCCCCAGCCGAGGCGGACTGCTGATTGCGAGCGGCGATAGCTAGTTGGTGTGCGGTGTAAAGTTGCACACCATATGGCCAAAGCGTCCCCCAACGGCGCTGATTCAGCAGGCTTTCAGACAGGGTGCTCCAGAACGTCAACTGGCTATCCGTATACCGGGTAGTGTCAGCAAACTCCGGAAAGTCTGCGCGAAAGGCTGCTAGATCCATGGGTTACTCGCTTGCGTCTCTGGGCGGACGGCCCGGGCGTCGGGCTTCCGGCTTGGCTTCCTGAACCTCTTCAGCTTCGATATGCGCCTGGACAAACCAATGGCTGACCAGGTCATCATCGATCTGCTGGGTACCTTCCTGGAACTCCAGTTGGCGCCCATCAGGGGCATTGAGGCGGAAGGCTTTGATAACTCGTACCTTAGCCATTCCAGCCTCCTTAGATGCCGTCGCGGTAGCCAACCGTTTCCGGATACACGAATTCCACGGCGCCCAGGCGACCGAAGTAGGTGGTCAGTTGGCGCAGATCGCGGTATTCCAGCGGGGTGCGTTGCAGCGGAACCAGCGGGAAGCGCACGCGATCCATTTCTTTCGTGTAGGCGACCATGCGGTTGGTGCTGCTCGTGCCGCGACCGACCAGCCACTTGAGCGGCTGGATGTCCAGCGGTCGGCCGTTGACGGCATTGCTCAGGCTGTTGACCTTCAGGAACTCCAGGATGCTGATGTTACCAGCGCTGGATACGATGGTGGACACCAGACGGCCGTAGTTGGTCGGGTCGATCAGCAGACGCGACGGCATCACGGCATAGGCCGAAGCGGCCCACACGCTGCTCAGCAGTTCGTTGACATCGGCCAGGATCTGCGCCGGGGTAGCGGTGGCCCAGTTGCCCGTGGTGGCGTTGGCCACGTTGGTCACCGCAGCGCCGTTCACCAGGCCGGTTTGACCCAGGCCGGCATCACCGATGTAGACCTGCTCATCGATGTCCATGTTGTACTTGAGCTGCATGCCCGCGTACTTTTGCTGATCAACCGGGCGGCCCAGCTTCTGCGCCGATTCCAGTTCCGGCAGCGTCCAGCCCAGTTGCATGCCCCACAGGGACAGCGCTTGGGCGGTCTTGCTGATGTCCAGGCCGATACCGGTGATAGCGTTGGCCTCTTTGCCGATCCACGCCTTACCGCTCAGGCCCGTACCCGAAGCCGCTGCAAAGCTGGAGTTCGTGAACGACGAGAACTCATCGGCCACGGACACGTCCTCGCGCAGGTCGATGTCACGATTCCAGGTCACGGCAGCCAGCGGGGCGTGCAGATTCTGGTCCAGGCGTTCCAGCTCGCCGACCAGGAATGCGCCGGCGCTGTCGATCGTGCGCTGATCGAAGGTCATCAGACCGTCACGCGTATACGCACGAATGATGTTGGATTTCTTCATTTTCCCTTCCTATGGGCGTAAAAAAACCCGCCGAAGCGGGTTCTTTGTGCGTTGCGGTCGGTTAGACCTTGAACGAGATTTCCACGTTGCCGTCAGCATCAGCGGCGGACATGAATACGCAGTTGGCAACCGCGATGGTGTTGGTGCTGTCGGCTGCGGCTTCGATGCCACCGATCGGCTGGTCGGTCGTGCCGTTGGCGACACGCACATAGACCTGGCCATTCAGGGCGGCAGCGGCCGAACCGCGCAGCTTGACAGCCGCATAGCCACGGCGCAGCACGTCGGCCGGGCCAGTGGTGGGCGGCTGGGCGATGCCCATAGCGGTCGAAGCCGATTGCGTCGGGAAAGGGCGAACCAGCAAGCCGTAGACGGCAGTGGCAGCGTCACCCGTGCCGATGGGAACGAATCGGCCGCTGGCGATCTTGCCAAACAGGCCATAGGCGGAAAAGGCGGCAGCCGAGTTGAACAGTTGCGGCTCAATCGTCGATTGCGATTGGCGCGTAACGTCGCCCGGGATGCCAAAGGGCATGCGGTAGAGAATTGCGTTGGTGGCCATTCTTTGGTCCTCAGTTATTTGGCCGAACGGCCGTCCCAGTAAGCGCGGTTACGCGCATTGATTTCGGCAGCCGACACCGGCCCGCCAAAGTCCCGAGTGCCGATCCCGGAGCGGATACCGGCGGCGTTGTTCTGCGTGCGACGAACCTCGGCAGCACCCGCAAAGATCGAAGCCACTTGATCCGCCTTCATGCTGGCGAAATCAGCGGTCTTGCCGGCCAGGAAAGGATCAATAGCCTTGCGGCCAGCCTCGGTGTCGTAGGCGTTTTGCAGGGCCTTACGCTGGCACGCGCAAGCCGCATCAGCAGTCATGCCTTTAGCAGCGTCGAAGGTCGGCAGCTTGAAGCCAGGCGCCAGGATCTCGGCACGCTCGGCCAGCTTGCGCAGGCTGTCGCCGGTATAGGCTTCGCCCTTGGCTTCGGTGTTGTGCTCGGCTTCTTCAGCGTTGAGGATCGTGTCTTTCGTCTCGTCCTCTTCGTCCTTCTTTTCCTCGTCGGTAGTACCACCAACAAGCTTGGCGATCAGGGATTCCAAACGGTCCATGCGGGCCAGGATGTCGCGGTCCAGGTCGTTGTCAACCTTTTCCTCCGATTCATCCTTGGTTTCCTTCTCGTCCTTTTTCTCTTCGGACTCGTCCATGGTCTCCAGCTCTTCCATGGCTTCGGTCATAGCTGCGGCGTCCCGGGTGCCAAAGGCGCCCCAGAGCCGTTGCACGAGGGTCTTCTTTTTCATGCTCGGTTCCTTATCTCCGATTGCGCAACGAGGCCCGCATCGGCCACGCTCCACGAGGGCAACATGGTTGCCAATGATGTTGCGCTGCTCCCCGCGCCCGGGTTCTACCTGCTCGTAATCCGCCTCATAGCCGCAGGAGACTTCCCGCAAACCCGATCGGATGTCCTCGATAGCCTGCGCATCGGTGATCAGAAGATCCGCAAACAGGTAATCGTTCTCGATGCCTTGGCCCTGGCGCACGTTCTGCACCGTGCCCACGGCAAGCTGGCGCCACGTCTCAGGCGTGATGAAATCGTCCGGGTGGTCAAGGGTGACCGGCTTGCCCTCAAAGCTGGCGATCGTCTCCGGCCGGAACACTTCCTCCGGGCTGCGGTTGATCTTGATAAGACCGTCTGGCGTTGCCTCTACTGGCACCTCGCCATCGGCATACAGCAGCTCGCCAATACGTGCGATCGGCACATCCCGGCAGAGGAGAAAGCCTTCGTTGGTCAGCTCCTGCTTCTCGCCGAGCTTTTCCACCGTGTAGAAGGGCATGGACGCCTTATCGGTCGTCTCGCGAGCCTTCTTGTGTGCAATCGCAGCGGATTGCTTGGGATCGTGGCCGGCTTTGATCAACTCGCGGATGTTCTCTTCGATCACCTCTTTGCTGCTTCCTTTCTTAAGAGGCATGGCGTATTCCAAAGAAAAACCCCGCCGAAGCGGGGCTATAGATCAGGGATGATGGGTTCGGCGTAGCACCGGCAGTTCCATATCTCGCCGGGGTGGTGGGCAATCCAGTTCGGCGCCTTGTCCGTTCCTTCATTCACCATCGGCGGGTCGTTCCAAGCGAAGATCTTGTTGTTCATGACCTTGTGACCGGGACGAACGTCCGAATCTCCAAGGGTTCGCCAGATGTAATGCGTACTGCCGATGTACTGCGCCCGCGCTTGGGTAAGGTGGGCAGCCGTTCTGGCTACCTCCGTGCGCGCAATCAGCGTGGCGCGGCTCTCTGACACTTCACCCGACCGCTGAATCTCCTTGGCGATCTCTGATGCCCTGGTGCTGTCTTCCAGCCCCTTGAGCGTCAATTCATGCACGCGCTTGGCGGCATCGATCGGTAGACTCTTGATAAGATCCACCTGCTCAGCCAGCAAGCCCCGCATGACCTCGCCCGTAGGGGCGTTCCGGATCTCGTCTGCGAGCGCCTTGGATATCTCCTTGGCGTTCTCGAAATATGTCTGCTTATCGCGTCGATCGACATCAAGCAGCATCTTCTGGGACGTGAACGTGGCCCAGGCCGTCAGCGCATCCGAATAGCGCCTCAGCATGTCATCAATCGACGGCAGGTACTGAGGATCGCCAGCGGGGAAGCCGTTGATGATTTCCCCGATGTGCCGGGCAACTTTGCGCAACTGGAAGGCGAAAGAGTTCTCGGCCTTCCTTGTCGGCACAGGGTTACGCCGGCGCTTCTTGTCGAGCGTTCGGGTCTTGGCCCGGCTTGCCAATCTCTGAGCCAGGTACATTCATTTCTCCCGGATCAGGTGGATCGTCATTGGCGGACTCGATGTCTTCGTCGGTGATCTTTGACCACACGCCGGAAACGTGGCTTGCATTACGCAGTTCGGACAGCGCCGTCTTCTGCGTGACCAATCCAGCATCCAAGCCAGTTGACACCGTATTGGTGATCCTCTCGGCAATTTCCGCCTTCTCGGTGTCGCTCAGTTGCCACAGCGGGCGGAACTCAAACGAGAAATTCTCATCAGGCGGAGAGCCAAGCTCAGACCGATGGATGACATCAAGCAACGTCGTCAGGCCGGGCCGAAGCTTGCGGTCCTGGTGCTGGTTCACCTGGTCGTAGTAGTTGCGCAGTTCCCCGTCGTGGTTGCCGCTCAGGCCGGCCGGAGCCTGCCCAAAGAGGCGCACCATGGGAATCTGCGTGGCGCCGGAGATCTGCTGACCCATCTGGAGCAACACGTTGTCCAAGCCAGCAAACGAATACTGATGAGCCTCAAACGTGTCTTTCGCGTCCATGAGGGTCATCCCCTCGTTGGACTGAAAGCGGCGGATCATGTCGATCTGGCCAAGCAAGCCCATGTATGCAAGGTTGCCGCTGTCCTGGCCACCCGCTGCGATGATCTCGCGCAGCCCCTCGACCTTGTAGGTGCGTAGGTGGGCTTTGTAGACTAGCTGGGCCGTACCCTGGGTCGTGCTGTCAAACGCCAGCAGACGATCCCACAGACGCTCCAGGACCGACTGGCCCCATAGGTTCTCGGCGATCTTCTGCCAGTAGGGCAATTCCACGCCATCCATGCGGATCACGCGGCTATAGTGGATCGTCTGGTTGATCAGCGCCTGGGCATCGGCCACGACCTGGTAATACTTCGGCTTGCCCATATCCGGGCCGTACTCGGTCACCAGGTCTTGCAGCGACGGTTGAACCAGCCAGCGGTCAAGCACCAGCAGGCCCTTAAACTGGCCAGGGCCAACCGTATCGAGGTTAAGCGGGGTTTTGACATCCTGCCCATCGATCAGCATCACGCAGATCGCACCGCCATAGAGGCGCGCCCACTTGACGGTATCGCAAAGCTGGTTCCAGATCTGAAAGCGCTCAAGGGCGCTGTTCAGCTTCTCGATGTCCTCGGGCGCACGGTCGGAATGGATATCCACTCCCGCCCGGGTCATGTCCTCTGCAACCGCGTCCACCGCGATCCCACACACCCAAGACGACCGGTAGGCCGCCTCCATCTGAATGCGGTTGCGGGTAACGTAGTCAAAGGTGTAGTGACCAGCCTTACTCTGGTTTGCAGCCTGGATACCAACACGCGATTCAAAGTTGACGAACGAATCGCGGGTAGGCTTTGGCGCAACGGTTGCCTGGCGCGCCATCGCCTTTCTTTGCTTGCGATTCATCCGTCTTCCCTTATTTCGCGAGCGCCTCCCACACGCTCAGAGCGCGGGTTGCGGGTTGGTAGCAGATCATCACCGCATCCGCCAAGTTGGGGGATTTGGTGCCGTCTGGCTTCTTGTCGATCAGAATCTTGCCCACCGTGTTGACCGTGTAGGTCGGCTGAGATAGTTCCATCGTCAGTTGCGTCAGGTGCTTCAGGTCAGGCGAAATCGAGATGATCTCGTCAGGCTTGAATTCCTGGCCCTCGACCACGGCACGGTGTGTAGCCTGGAAGCGCAGACGCAACGCCCACCAGGCCTGAGCCTTGGCATTGGCGAAGAAGTCCTTGTTCTTGCGCTTGGGCACCATCTCGCCCTCTGGGTCATACACCTCCCCAGATCCACGGAATGGATTGGCATGAATGGCGGGCCGGCTGGCTATACGCCGCTGGCGGTTGATCTCTGCCGCATCCCCACGCACGCCAGCCCCAAGGCCATCAGCGTCGTAATCCAGGGCATTCAGGCCGTCCGCCTCGCACATGCCAAAGGCTTTGACGACCGTTTTGTAGATGTCACTGTCCTTGCCGGACCACATGTCCAGGTTGGCTAGGAGAATGCCGTGTCGCATCGCATAGGCGTTTGCGTCGGCTCCCTCGTCAGCAACGTCCAGGCCGGCATATTTGCGCCCTGTAGGCTCAATGCCAAGCTTCTGATGCGCGCCGATCGCAGCTTGCACCCAGGCCGAGGGGATAACTACACCTTCAACCGAGGCCGCATAGTTGATGTCGATTTCCTGGGCGACCGTTACGGGGTCCAGTTCTTCAACTTGCTTGGCGTACCAGGCGTCATCCTTGCGCGGGTCATCGCGCCAGTGGAATGTGAAAACCGGTACCCGCCCGCTATGACGCTTCTGAGCAAACGGATTACCCATCCCGTTGGGGGTAGATATGTCCTGTCGGCAATTCGTCGTCTGTGACAACGATGCGTCGGTCAACTGCGGGCGCTCAAGAAACGCCGACTCATCCACGAAGTAGGCACTTGTTCGATCGCCGCGGCCGATCCCATCCCCAGATTCCCCAGTGATGATGGACTCGGATTCCGGAAAGATGACCCGCATGTGCGGCGCATGCTTCCCGGAATCCCAGCCACCCCTGAACTCGGTAGGCAGCATCCGCATGAACGTGCGCGCCTTGTCGAATAGCGACTTAGGCGAGCCGATCTTGTCTACGTACTCTTCCTTGCGCGACCCGAAGCCCAGCACCATGCCGTTGTGGTGCAGGCACAGCGTGCAGGCCAGCCCAATGGTCAGCCAGGACATACCCATGTCGCGGGTCTTTTCAGTGATACCCGGCTCTTGACGCTTCCAGCGCTCAATGAACCAATACACCCATTCCTCTTGCCTTGGAAACAGCAGGAACGGCACAGACGACGGCAACCCACGCTCTACATTGCGCGGGTCCAGCGTCATGCCCCAGTCGATGATGAACTGCGCAGGGTAGTCCTTGTAGTACGCCTTCATAGCAGGCACACACGAAGGGTTCGCCCGGATGCGATTCAACCTCTCTATCCGCCACTCAAAGACAGCCTTGTAATCAGGCTTCTTGAAGTCGAACGGGAAAGGGATCGGCATGTCAGGGATTCATCATCTTCTGATAGATCTTGGCGGCTTCGTCGGGAGTCGTGGCCACGGCTGACACCGACTCAATAGGCCCACCGTTCGGGCCGGAATGTTCCAGCGCCTGGGGCGGCTTGCCGTATCCTCTATCAAGCAGAGCGTTAGCAGCCGATACCCTGGCCGCCTCGCTTTCCCCCTTGGTCGCAATCTCTACAAGCGCTTTAAGCGCCGTCCCAGCATGCACCCGCGCCAGCTCGCCTATAGTGGCGCCGGCCTCACGAGTAGCCTTGTCACGCGCGCCTTTAGGGCGTCCGGCACCCGGGCGTGCTCCGCCACGAGTAGCCATTGATATTTCCTTGATTTATTTCACATTTCGAAATGTCGGATTCTTGGGCTTCAACCCAGGAAAAAGCATCCCCAGCCCTGCCGGCGTATACAGCTTCTCGCACCACTTGATGTACTCGGCTGCGATCTGCTGCATGGTCTGGTGTGCCTTGGGCGATATCAGCAAATAGTCCATCCCACCTCCCCAGGTAGATTTACAGGTGACCACACCCGCGCTCGACCGGCTGAGGCCGAGGAATGATGGTCGGGTCTACGGCGTTGATGCTGATCTTGCTGCGTGGCGGCTCGCCCATCTTGGTTGGGCGCGGCTGCCAGCCAATAGCGCATACCGACTCATGGCCGTTCATGCGCTTGGCGCTGGCAATGGCCAAGAAGGCAAATGCCAGCAACCCCCAGATAACGAGGCCGGCGAATAGACCGATCACGATGTATACGGATGCATCGAGCATTGAACCTCCCCAGGTATGTAAGTGTGGGAATCCCTCTCGGGCGGCAGGCAGTCCGACTTTGCTACGCCAACCATGGCGCGTTGCCGAATGCGGCCTTTGATGCGTATTGCCTGGCTGTCACCCACTAAGGTGCAGCCTCAACCCCGTTTCAGTCAGCCGCGAGGCCGAAGGATGAGGGGGAGGAACCCAGACCTAATCCGGGGGAGGCTGCACGTTACTGGGAGCAGAAATAGAAAAGCCCCAGCGCGCATTGATAATCGCTGGGGCTGTAGGTAGATGGTGGTAGGTGCTGATTTCCTACATGTAGATGCTGGTCGTGGGGCACATCTACGAGCCCTCCACACCTGACCCGGCCAAAACCGTTGCCCGTGTTACTCCGCACATCAGCCTGTGCATTCACCATCAAATCGCCGCCCTACTTACTCATTCCCCCAAGAGGATCTTGGGCTTATCCGGCTTCGCCAAGGCAGCGATTTGATGGCCCTGGGGCTTTCACCCAGGCCGCGTATTCCTACGCTCTTGCGCCAAACACATTGGCAAGCACGATAACTACAATGAACAGCGCGAGTAGCGCGTAGGTCTTGCGCTGACGCTCTGCCACCCGATCCGCTACTGCTGTACCCTCTTCCACCCCGGCAAACATACTGCCGCTACAGATGGTGCATCGCTGGCGGTAAAACGGGATGGCCAGAATCCACAGCCCCGCTGTGAACAAAACAAGAATGACGCTCCCCGCGCCGATCTTCCTACGCGTCTGCACATCCCTCTGGCACATCATGCACCTGCATATCATGTCGCTCTCCTCATATATGCGCTGTACTGCTGCATTGCGATGGAAACCGAATGATAGCCGGGGTTGTCGTAACCTGCGGGCGCAACTTCCCTGGCGATATTCTCCCGGTTTCCTTCCCGGTTTGCATCAAGTGCATGTCCCGGTTTTTGCCAAGCGTAGGTCGTAGTGCCGCCGTTTGCCGTGGCCGGGACGATAACCACGCTCCCTGCTTCCTCAAGACAGGCCAGCGCACGCCTGGCAGCCTTGCGAGCCGCTTCCCATTCTTGCGGCGTGTGCGGCGCCCCTCTCCTGATGTGCCGAACGATCTGGATCATCTTGAACGGACGCCCGGGGTATGCGGCCAATAGCTCAATGATTTCGCGTGCGTACAGCATCAGAATTCCTCTTTCACTTTTTGCTTAAACAACCCCAGAGCGATCTGGTAATACGTGGCTGGGATGCCGATGATGGCTGACGCCATGTCCCGGCGTTCCCTGGCGTTGGCCTCGCCGTACTCGTGGCGCCTGGTGAACTCAGCCTGCACCACGCGCTGTTCGATCAGCGGAAGGGTTTCGTAGATCCGGTTCACCCGCTGCGCCCGATCGATATTCACGGGGATGGGCTTGGGTTCCGGGTCTTCCTCTCCCTCATCCGTCTCGCGTAGATACCCGCGCTCGATGGATCCACATTTCAGGTTGGGATCAGGATGCGGCCATTCCCCCATCCAGCACCAGCGGGACCAGTTCCATACCTCAGCTATGGTGTCGTGGTCATTCAGCATTTAGCCATCCCCATGCCCTGCCAATAAAGGAGCGTTCAAACCGAATACGCCTTTCATGGAATGAAATAAGAGAATCCCAATTTCTCCATGCCTCGGTCGCCGTTGAGCCGAACCCTTGGTAGCCGCTACCGGTGCAGGTCCAACCGCTGACAACTGAGGGCCATGCCGCCTTTATCTGGTCAGGCAATACCAGCATCTTTATTCGAGGCTTTTCCATCACTCCCCCATAACCCGGTAGTTGCTGACCTTGCTGGTCAAGCTGATAGGTCTTGCCATTCCCTTTAAACGCTCCGCTACCTGACGCATTTGAGGGCTGGGAACGTATTCAGGGGCCTTGATGGGCTGTATGGTGCTGGGTTGGACCGCTTGCTTCATTTCTCTCTCCGATCCTTGATCCAGTACCAAGCCTTCATGCCATAGAATCCGAGCAGAAAGGGCAACGCCATGTGCCACAAAAAATATGTCAGCATGTCCATCAGAACTCCCATCAATGATCGAACATAGACGAACTGGTGGATTCATCCTCTTCCTGCCAGCGTCGGACTATCTCCGCGCCCTCTTCCGATTCCTCGATGTCCCAACGGCTGAACATGTTCAGTTCCTCGTATTCTTCCTTGGTCATTTCAGAATTCCTCCACTTGCCTGTATTCGGTGATGTACACGCGGACCTTGCCGCCCTTGCATACCACACCGCGTTCAATGGTCAGCCGGTCGATCATGCTGTCATCCTCGATGGCGCCGGCATGCACGAGGCCGTCTAGCAATCCCTTCATCATGTTGTCCAGGTCTCGGCGGCGCTTGTCCGGCGGGTAGGCGGTAATAGCAACCGATACGCGCCCCTCTACCTTGGCGAGCTGGTATCTAGCGGCTTCAGCCAGCACGGCTTGCCGGTAAGCGCGGCCCTTCTCAGAGATCAGGTGTCGGCCAGCCAAACGCCCCGTAGTCGGATGGCGCCAGTAGGTGTTCACACTGGGCGGGAACGGGAGTTCTAGAACGTTCACTGGCTCACCTGCGCCCGCAGCACGCGGAAGGGATCGAAGATGCCGGGGATGTAGCTACCCCGGATGCGCTCAACGGTTCGCTGCGTCTCGGCCATGACATCCTGTCGCTCGACACGGAGACGATAAAAGTCTGGATCTTCGTTCTCCGGGCCTGGGCCGAACACGAAGATATGAGCCTGCCCGTTCCATATCTGGCGCATCTCGTGGGAGCAGTGAATCTCCCGCAACCATGCCAGTCCATCCACGGCGTATCTGACGCGCTCTGTGGATAGCCCCGTAGACTTGACCAGCTCGGCCACCGTTTGCGGGCCATTTTCTTTCAATGCGGCCAGTACCTTGTCTTTCCCTGATTGACGCTTTCCCATGATTTCCTCCGATTTTCCTTAGTCCCTCAACGTGCTGTATTTCTTTGGCTTGGCCGCGACCAAATTGCGCGCCTCCGCCACCTTGTGAGGGTCTGCATCCAAGAACCTGGAGTGCTGACCCTGGAACGTCAAAACAACCTCTCCCAACGGCCCCATGCGTTGCTTGCGGATCAGGATTTCCGCCAAGCCTTTCATGGGGCTATCCTCGAAGTAGTACTCGTCGCGGTAGACCATCAGGACCACATCGGCGTCCTGCTCGATGGCGCCGGACTCCCGCAGATCGCTCATGATCGGCCGCTTGTTCGGACGTTCCTCGACCTTCCGAGACAACTGGGAAAGCGCGATGATCGGACAAGAAAGTTCACGGGCCAGCAGCTTGAGCGAGCGCGTAATCCGGCTCAGGTCTTCGTTACGGGTGGCGCCTTCGTCCTGCATCAATTGCAGGTAGTCCACGACGATCAAATCCAGTCGGCCCTGGCGCTGCTTGACCTTCCTGGCAGCCAGACGGATACGCGATACATTGGCCAGGGCCGGATCGTCCGCAATGATCAGGTGCTGGTTTTCCAGCATCTGGAGTGCATGGGTCAGACGCGGCCAATCGTTGTCTTCAAGTTTCCCGTTGCGCAAATGCTGTGTGTTGATGGCGCCGTACCGCGCAATGCTGCGTTCCACCAACTGCATCGCCGACATTTCCAGGCTGACGATCAACGCAACGCCGTCTTTCTCGGTCACGTTCTCCGCGCAGTTGACGGCAAAGGTGGTCTTGCCCATCGACGGACGGCCAGCAACGATGATCAGATCACCGTCTTGCAAACCACAGGTCTTCTCGTCCAGGTCAATGAATCCAGTGGACAGGCCCGACACTGCGCCGCCGCTCTCCGACCTAGCTTCAAGCGTTTCCAGCACGCCACGCAGCAATGAGCCAACTTCGACAGGATCCCTCCCGGCTGATCGGTTATCAGCCAAGCCCATAACCAAGCCCGTGGCCTGATCTACCAACGACTCCGGATTTCCCGTTTCCGCTAGGTCAACGATTTCACGACCAATGCTCATGACCTCACGACGCAGGCGATGATCGCGCACAATCTCCGCGTACCTGCGGACATTCGCGGCGCTGGGGACGTTTTGAGCGATGGCGTTGAGGTAGACCATGCCCCCGGCCTTTTCGGCGCTCTGAGCGCGTTCTAACGCGTCGTGAACGGTAAGAACGTCGGCAGGCTGACCCTGGTTGATCAGCGAAACAATGGATTCGTAGATCAGCCGGTGGTCATGCCGGTAGAAGTCGCCAGCGTTCAACTGGCCGTCCAACCGTTCCCAGGCCCGGTTGTCTTGCAGGATGGCGCCCAGGATGGATTGTTCGGCATCCACAGAATGCGAAGGCAGGCGAAGTGCGGCGGTCATGCTGCCTCCCTGTGAGCGTGCAGGCGTTGCGCTTGGACACCCTGCGTCGTCAGGGCGAATTGCCCCTCAGCGTTGGCGTACCAGAGGCGGTAATAGCCCTTCGTGACGTAGTTAAGGAAATGCCGGCGCCAGTCAGCCTGTAACCGGCGTCCGTTCACACCATCCGGCCCGTGTTCAGCCTTGAACACATCCCAGGCAAGCTGAACAAATTCCATTGGCAGGCCTACACCGTCCACGTACTTGCGCAATGGCTCGTAGCCGCTGATGGCCGTCTCGCCGGCCTGTCGGCAACGGTCGATGAAGGTTTTCAGCGTGCAGCGCTCTTTGCGTTCCCGCTTGGGTTTGGCAGCCGAAGGCTGGGCGGACTCTTCACCCCCCTGCAAAGGGGGGTTGGGGGGTATTACTTCTTTCTCTTTCTCTTCTCTTTCTCTAGCTAACGCACCCGTAACGCTCGACGCGTTACTTGAATCGTCATTTGGCGTTTCATCAGCGTTACCATTCCGATGGTTAGCAACTCTTTTTGCTGTCTGGGCGCGTTTCTTTGCAGAGGCTCCGTTGTGATCTTCGAAGTTCACAATGAAGATTCCATCTTCCTGATTCTCGATCCAGCCAATATCAACCAGCGCCTGGCCCAAACCAGACACGCCGGTCTTGCGGTCGATCTGACGGCAGGACAAGCCTGGCATGAAGCCGTCGGCCGTGTGCTGGTCAGCCGTGGCCCACAGCCAATACAGACCGCCGATGACCGCAGCCTCGCTGCTGTCGGTCAAGTCAACCAACCTCGCAACGCGGGGATCGTCCCACAGGTTGCTACGCATCTTGATCCAGTCCCCAGCCATTACTCTTCCCCCTTCACCAACCGGCGCAGCGGCTCAATAGCGCGCTGATAGTGCAATTCCACTTCTGCCGACCATTGGCCCTTCTGCATCAACTTCGCCCGCGTTTCATCCACGTATTCCCATTCACGCTTCCAACGCTCAGCCTTGGGGATGCCTCCCTGGTCGTGGATCCGGTGAAGATGCGGCGCCAGTGGAAAACAGAGGCTGTCGCAAGCCTTCAACCCTGCGCCCTTGGTGATGTTTACGTGACACGCTTGCGCAGCCCCGCCGGTCACCAGGCAGCCCAGCGCAACCACGTTGCGGCGATGCTGCTCACTTCTCAGGAGGGACGGCATCTTGTGGCCAGGAGGGCGATAGAAGCCCATGGCAATCTCGACCTTGCGGCCCAGGCCTTCGCTACGGACGGCTTTGGTACGGCGCATAGGGGCCTTGCGTTGCAACGTCGAGTTGCGCATCTCAAATCCCCTTCACACAAAGGTGGACGCCACGACCGGAAAAATCTTCACGAACGGCGTTTGCATACTTGGTAAGCTGGGCAACGTTCATGAGCGATGTGACCGGGAAGTACCTCATCACCATCAGCTTGCGTTCGTAGCTCAAGCCTTTGATAGCGCCGTCGTAGGCTTCGCGAAACGCTTCATCCTCGGCGCGCAAAATCGGCACGCCGTGGTGCAGCTTGCAGTAGCACTTCCAACCCAGCTCGTCGTCTTCGGGGAGAGCCTGTGCGATCTCTTCATACCAAGCGTGAGAAAAGGCGTTCTGTGCAAGCGTGCGCCCTTTCGGCTTGATCTCGACCCGCATATCCACACCAGCGGACAACACGGCCATGACGGCATTGCGTCGGATCTGCTCGCTGGAGAGGACGAACACTTGCTTATCCATTAGTGCGCTCCGCAAGTCCCTTGGCTCAAGCGGGCACGGCAGCAATTGGCACCGATGGAGTTGCCACGGGCCAAGTAGTCCATGTACCACTGCTCAACAATGGCCATGCCGAATGCCGCAAGAACAGCATCCAACTGCTCTAGCTTGATGCCGGCGTTGCCGTTCAAAACTTGGGTAATCGAGGACTCGTCCTTCCACCCCGCTGCTTGCATGACCTCGGCTCGCTTTGCCTTTGACATGGTGGTCAAAGCCTTGCGAATTAGGGTTTCGTTTTGGGGCTGCGCCTCAGGAGACTGAGACGAAGGCAAGATAGGTATGGAAGGTGCGTTCATGCTGCTTCAACGCCGTTAAAGTGAAAGTGAATGCCTCTGAAAGCGGTCTTGTTCAAACTGTCGGCATCCAAACAAGGAATGCCAAAATGACTGAAACCGAAAAGCTGCTGAAAGTCGCCGCCGAACTCGCCAAAGGGACTTTCATCGACCCCACCGAATCCGCTGTGATCGCCATCTTTCAACGCCTGTGCTGCGAGCAAGACGAAGCCCGTATGAGCCGGGATATGGAACACGCTGGGGTTTTGCATTGAGATCACGATGGTTCCTTGGGAGCTGGTGACCCGCCAAGCATCGCGGGCGGCAGTATTCGTCTTGCTAGAGCCGCCACCACTCGATCAGCAATACGAGCAGGAAGCTCCTCAGGCCACTGAGTAACGGCCTGTGGGTTGATCCCGATGGCTTTGGCGACTTCGCTTACGGAGCCGCCCAGGAGGGCGATAGCTTCTGATTTCTTCATAGCCCATACGTTAGCGCGCTTACCATCAAAACGCAAGCACGCTAACGCTTAGCGAAGCCGGCTAACCCGGCTATGCGTTGTAATCACGCTTACTATGAGCAAGCTAAAAGACCGAATCGAAGAAATGATGGCCACCATGAAATGGGAGCCTTCGGACGTGGTTAAGATCGCCGGGGTAACAAGCTCCGCCGTTTCGCAATGGCGTGGCAAAGGCAGCAAGATCATTCATTCGATTGGTGACATAAAGGCTGCACAAAAACTAGAAGCCGCCTCGGGCTTTAACGCCCTATGGATCGCAAAGGGAGAGGGGCCCAAGTTCACCGAAAAGGCGAACACCACCGAACGCCAAGCAATAGACGGGCTCGTACCTCTGATCTCCTTCGTCCAGGCCGGCGTATGGAGTGAGATCATCGATACTTTTCAGCCCGGGGATGCTGAGGAATGGCTCCCCTGTCCAGTGCGACACAGCAGGTCAACTTTTTCCTTGACCGTCGAGGGGGAAAGCATGCGTAACCCTGGCGCCAAACCATCCTATGAGCCGGGCGACATCATCTATGTAGACCCCGAACGGGCCGCAGCGCCTGGAGATCGCGTGGTTGTCAGACTAGATGGGCAAAAACAGGCCACCTTCAAGCAGCTTATGGAGGAGGATGGCCGCCGGTTCCTTAAGGCGCTTAATCCTGAATGGACGCCTCGCTACATAGAGCTGGACGACGAAGCCACCATTTGCGGAGTCGTAATCGGGAGGTTTGTAAAAGAATGA